TATACAACGGTACCCTTAGTTAAGGTAGCACCAGTCTGATTGCGAACTTCTGCAATCAGGTTTCCTGTGGTTGCATTAACACCAACACTAACATCAACGTTAGTACCGACTTGGGAAATGATTACACTTCCATCAGCAGATGTAAGGCTTTCTAATTTATCAGTATTAAGATTGTTAAAGTTAGCATCAACCTCCGCATTGGTAAGCGGAGTGCCCTTAACGCTGCGGAGAGTTATTGTGCTCATTAGCTAACCGTAATTGCCCAAGTGATTGACATAGCGTCGTCAGCACCTTTGTTAACTACCGAGAATGTAGTGCGGCAAAGCATGGTGCCACTAGATGAGGCATTAAATATACCAGCCTCAACAACTGCACCAGTACCAGTACCAGCTGGGAATGTAGCAATGTAGGTTGCAATAGCACCAGAAGCTGCGCTAGATGTCAACGCTACACGACCTAATTCACCGCCTAAAGCTGTATCGCCATTTGCTGGTGCTGTGCTGCTAGAACCAACAGCCATATGACTCATGACGTTAGCGGCAGTTCCAACCATACGGCTAGCAATGAATTGCTTACCTACGGTTACCACCAAGTTTGGGATAAACCGTTGTTCTTTTACTTGACCGTTCTTATCGAACAGCTTGACGATTAAATCGCCTTTAACTTTTAATTGATCTTGGATCATTGAATAACTCCTAAGTGAATGAGCGGGACGAACCCACGTAGTCCTCTGCGAAATAGGTGATGTCGCAGTAGCCTTGTGAAAGCAGAGAACCAGCGTCTTCGGGTGTTGCCGTGTCGCTCACCGCTTTACTGGGTTCTAAAAATACAGTATCGGTACTGCTAATACTGTCAGCCGTAACTGTCTTGGCAAATTCTTTTGCCAGCGAGTCGGAAGTTGAAACACTGTCAGATTTAAGAAGCTCATTAATAAGAGCTGCCGTATCGTTCAGCAAGAAGCTATCTGCTAATGGCCTTGTTAATTCAAAAGCCAGAGCGTCAACTGGGGTTGCTGTATCAGCAAGAGCCTTGGAAATATCAAAGGTTTTTGCATCAGACACAAACGCCATGTTGGTAACGTACTTCTGCAGATCGAAGTCGATGTCTGCGTCGTCGTTCATAGCTACACCATCTGATATTCCTTTGGAAAAATCCAAAGTATCACTATCAGATAAACTAACTTGATCGGCTAGTTGTTTAAGGTAGTCTATTGCTACAGAATCAGGAACGTTAATTGAATCAGCAAAGTTGCGGATAAATATAAGAACCGTTACTACTACTTCACTTAACGAAATAGAATCTGCTATTCCCTTGTTTGTGCTCTTGACTAATGCGTCAGAAACACCAAGCAAATCAGCAAACTGTTTGACAACCGATATTATTTTGCTATCGATTACAGCAACTGTATCAGTCTTATACTGATAAAGACCGCTTGAATCAGACTCTGCAGCAACCTGTATCAATATGTATTCAATCGCAGCTACAGGCAGTTGATATGTCACACCCAATTGTGGGACAACGACCGCAACACTGGCTCTGGGTTTAATCGATGATACTGCTACAGAAGCGGTCGCACTATTGACCGTTGTTGCCATTTAGAAATCCTGCCGTAGCTTAAACTTGAGTGGATCGTATACGGTTTGAATCTGCCCGTCTGAGAAAGTGATCTCAATCTCACCCTCGTAATCTCCTGGATCTCCATTCAAAGAGGTTGGTACAGAGGCCCAGTAAAACGCAACCTGACCTAAAGCACCATTTGTAATGGAGCCTGGTATGGTGGCTTTCAAAGTCTCACTGCCTACTTCACGGAACTTTAGAACTACAGTTGCGCCTACGATCGAGATCGGGGCATTGGTAGTTTCGTCAGTGAGTGTGCAGATCAACGCTGGGCGTGTATCGCCTTGAACTAATTTGATCTTTTCAGTCATCAGATCCGCCTTATATGGACTTGTTTACTTGCCCGAACATAACCGTCCTGTGCACGTTGACGTGCTACATTCAATCCAGCCGTATACAGAGCATTGCGCGCTGCAGCTAGTTGAGCGTTGGAGTAGGGTTTATTGGGAGATAGGGCCAAGCGTGTAATAGCACCGTGTCCAATGGTCTCGGCATACTCTTCGTAAATTAGATCGTCGATTGTAGTTGCTGACCGAGTTGGCTTTAGAGCCACACGCAAGGTTATGGAAGACACATCTTTCACATTGGGTATTGGATACACCGAAAATGTGCGAGCGTCTTTTTGATAGTAGAAGCGTGGATCAGATTTTTCCACCAATGCACCAGAGCTGGTGTTAAAGGCAGAAGGTGTGTAAATCTCATCGAGCGAGCGAGGAGTTAGGTTTACACCTTTGAACCACATCTTCATGATCTTGACCACCAGCCTGTCTTTCGGAGGCTCAAGGTCATATTCAGAAATGTTAATGATGGTAGTGATTGGATCTAGATCCGTTTGTAGGATCAAGCTCTTTTCACAAAAATCAATAATTGTACTCTTGATCTCAAGCAGTGCCATCTCTTGTGTGGCACCAGGAACTTGAGGAAGAACATAATCTAGGAATGCTGTGTGTGCTGTCATTTAGTCATCTCCTGCGTAAAGCGAGCAAGGAGACCAGCCGCACGACCGTCTTGAGCATATTCGTCGTCACGCAATTCAGCGCGGAAACAGACGTAATGCTTAAGCAACATTTGATATTGTGCAGGGAACGGAATGTTATCGCCAGCTACATAAGTTGGAACTGCTGTTGTATAGTTGCCTAGACGAAAGTCTGGGCGTATACGGTATCCTTCCTGAATGCCGTCGTTGCAGTACTCCAGTAGCTGAGCAGTAGAATAACGAACTGCATCTGCATCCTGTAAGTCTACTCGCACGCTATCTATTACGTTTTGAAATGTTGCCATCTACCACAATACCTTTCGCGCCCAGTAGTTTGCACTAAATGGGTCGTCTTTGGTGAGCTTGCCACTCTTGTCTTTAATCCCAGCCGATCGCTTTAAATAGTTTGCTCTACGCTCTGGGTCTTTGTGCTGCCTAAAGTCTTCATAGTCTTTGTGACCAAATCGCACTAACTTTACTTCATCGCCTTTCTTGGCGAGAACAACCTTCTTGGTCTTTGCACCACTAGTATCATTCTTTGGCTTATTAAAACCTTCGAACTTTTCTCCGCGATAAACAATCTTGCCGCCCTCGCGTTTAATATTGCTTGCTTTCATTTGCCTAGCTTCCGTAGTGTCTTAGCCAACCTAGCACGTTGTCCCAACTTACCGCCAGCCTTAGCTGCTTTATCAAGAGCCTTAGCTGGAATCTTTTTATCTTCAGGAATTCCGAGCTGTTTTTTTAACGCGCCTGGCTTCTTTATGGCTTTCTGAATCCATTTCTCTTTTACCATCATTTGCCTTTCGCAACACGCATGTTGTCAATGAGATTGGGATAGGGGCGCCCTGCTGCTTTTGCCTTTGCTTTGGCTGATGCCTTTTGTTTTGGCGTGAGAGGCTTGCTCTCCTTCTTTGGATTGGGTTTCTCCCACACTGGCTTCTTTTTCACGGGGCTTCCTCTTCAGTAAAACCTTTGCCATCTCTTTGATGTCTGGCTCTTTGTTGATGATCTTTTGAAATACTTGTTCTGGGCTGACAAGCTGCAGTGCGCTGCACATATCATGGCACCCTTGGTCCCAACCCCCTTCAGACTGCTCATGACAACCAACACAAGGAGCTTTTGGCACTAGTGATTCTAGGTTGTTAGATGCGTCAAATAAATAATCAGGACGGAATTGAGAAACAACCGCTATTGTTCTTTTGCCGTACAAACCACTCATATGAGCTGGGCCACTGTCGTTAGACAAAACCACGTCTGCATGTTGTATAAGTCCGCAAAACTGTTCAACAGGAACATTAATGTATTGTGGAATGTTCAACCCGTAGAACATCTCAAACAACTTCTGACGGTGACGATCTACGCCGACGACTACCACTCGGTAGCCAGCATCCTTCAGCATAATTGCCAATCGTCTCCAGTGCACTCCAAGCCAGGTTCTGGAATCAGAGATCGAGAAAGGAGCGATGAGAATATATCCACCACCTTCTGGTGATTTAAATTCATATATATCTTTTGGGCGCGATGCTTTAGGAGGTTTGATACCGTAAGCTTCTCCAATATTAGAAAGAAACCAATCAACCCTTGACATGCCGTTAGTTCGGCAATCGTCTAGTTGAGTACGGTAGTTCGCATTTGCATCGAAACCTTCTTCGCCTTGAATAATTGTAACGCCAGGATGAGCGACTCTTAGCCACTCTGTTCTGGCAGTAAAGTATTCCACCTCATGCCCCGCGTCTGCTAGACCACAGGCTGCATATAGCCCTGTCACACAGTCACCTACCCCACGAGCGGATAAGTAGAAGCGGATCACATCAGATTGAATCCTTTTAATTTGTGGTACATAACTCGCATCATGAATATTCTGGAGTGGTTTAATGTACTCCTCCATGTCTGGACGCTTAGCGAGCTGGTCTGTCCAAACA